GATTGCGATTGAGCCAACTTATGATATGGCAATCAAAATACTTAAGCCAGCGTTAGAAGAGGCTTTCAAACGTTATGGTATAGAAGCGAAATATAAAACGAGTGAGCACGTTTTCATTATACCAGAGTATAATAATTCTTTAATATATCTTTTTTCTGGTGATAAGCCAGAACGAATTGAAGCAGTGCAAGGTAGTTGGGTTTGGGGTTATGAGCCAGCACAATGGAAACCAGAAGTATTTACTCGTGCACTTACAAGAATGAATGACCCAAATGCAAGAATACTCCAAACATTTTTGACTGGCACACCAGAAGGATTGAATCATTATTATAAGGAATTATTTTCTGTTGGTAAGGATGGTAAACAAAAATATAAAATTATTTATGGCAGTATTGAAGAGATAAGGCTTAACACAGACCCCGAATATATTTCAAGATTGGAAAATTTTTTTGACCCATTATTATTACGAGAAAAATTATTTGGCGAGTTTGTTAATACTACTTCTGGGCGTGTTTATTATGCTTTCGATGAGAGTTTAGTAATCGAAAAATATTTACCGCAATTAAATTTACCTGTGCTTGTTAGCTGTGATTTTAATATTAATCCTTGCGTTTGGAATGTGAGCCAGTATTATAACAATATTCTTTACACGTTTGACGAAGTTGTAATGTATAATGCAAATACAAATTATATGTGTCAAAAATTATCTGATATATTAAATAAATATGGTGATTTTGCAGGTTATTATTTCTATGGTGATTATACTTCGATTAAGCAAAGGACAACCGCAACGAGCTATACTGATTGGGGAATAATAGAACAGAATTTCAAAAATTATCGGAATTTCAAAACAAAACTTCAGAGTAATCCAAAGGTAAAGGAAAGGGTGGAAACTCAAAACAGTTTATTTGCTCACAAAAGACATTATATAACAAGGAATTGTAAATATCTAATAGACGATTATAGGTTTGTTGTTTGGGATGAAAACGGTTATGAGTTAGAAAAGAAAAAAGACAAAGACAGAACGCACGCAAGCGATGGTGTAGGTTATATGATTAATATCGAATTCGGATTAAATAAAAAATATTCCAAAATAATTTGAGATAAATATGTTATTTGAAAGCAAAGTAAAAAGTTTACTTGGACTGGTAGAAAATAATTATTGGAATGAAGTAGAGAGAATAAGATTAAGCAATGCAGAATTGCTATATATATTTTATCGTAATGATAAAGAAGCAGTTATAAATGAATTAAAGAAAAGAATGAAAAAAGAGGGTAAAGGATTATTCAAAGATGAAACCATTGAGCGTTTTATTGCTTTTAATTATAAGAATCCTTTACCAAAGATGTTAAATATACTTTGCAATGTTTATTCAGAAGAGCCAAAGAGAAAAATATTTCTTGGTGAAAAAGAGGATAAGAACGAAACGAAAAAGTTAGTTGATTTTTATTCTAATTCTTCATTCAACGCAAAGATGTTAGAAGCACATAAGTTAGCAAAGCTTTTTGGTTCGATTTTAGTAATGCCAATAATCGTTGATGAAAAAATAAAGCATAAGATATTATATCCGTTTCAAGTATCGGTTTCTACTTCTGATATTGATTCACAAAAAATAATTGAGCTTGCGATACTTGACTGGAGATGGAACGAAAGAAAACAGGAATATGAGAAAATATTGCACATATGGAATGAAAAAGAATACTATATTCTTGACAGTGATTTGAATCGTATAAATTCGATTATTATCGATGGCGTAAAAAAGGAATTAATTAACCCTTACGGACGCATTCCTGTTGAAGTTCTTACATTATTCGAAAATGAAATTGATTTCTGGGATGAAAGCTGGTTAGAAGTGGTTGAAAATATAATTGATTTAAGCGTAATAAATATTCTGATGAGTTATAACAGCCATTTTCTTACTGGTGGAATTCCTGTATTAATAAACTATGAATTAGAAAATTTAATTGAGAACGATAATGAAATTGGTGTAAGGTTAAATGATAGAATAATTACTTATGAGAAAAAAGATAGCACGATAAGATTATCACCTGATTCTATTATTAACTTAAGAAATAACATTCCAGACCAGAAAGTAGATTTCAAATATGTTACACCGCAAACTAATCTAACAGAATTAAAAGAATTTATTGATTGGAAGCGAAAGGATTTGCTTGCGAACAAAGGTATATCACCGAATGCGTTTAATCTTGAGAGAGTTTCTCAATCTGGTTATGCAAAACAAATGGAAGAGTTAGAGACCATACAATTACGCAAGCAGGATATTCCGAAGTTAAGAGATTTTGAAAATAGATATTTCGAGTTAATAAAATTAATGGCAGAAGTGAATAATCTAAATGATTATAAATTTAATCCAGAATCAAAGCTAATAATCGATTTTCCTGAAATTACTTATCCAAAATCGAATGATGAAATCGCAAAAGAAATTGATACGATGATTAAATACAATATAAAAAATCCAATTGATTTTATTAGGGATTACAATACCGATATTTCGCTTGAAGAAGCAGAAGAAATATATAACAAGAACAAAGAAATAAATAACGAATCAAATAGTATTTCTATTACATTACCCGAAGAAAATAATATTTTAGAATATCCCGATTTGAGACAGGACTATGATTATACTTGTGGGGCTTCTTGCTTGCAATCTGTTTTGATGTATTACGGATTTGATGCAGTTGAAAGTGAGTTAGTGAAAAAATTAGGTACAACAAAAGATTGGGGAACAGAGCACACAGATATTGTAAGGGTTGCACAAGAATATAATCTTGAAGTTGAATATGGTAAAATGACTATAGAACAAGTGAAAAATTATATTGACCAAAAAATACCAGTAATACTTGATATACAAGCTTGGAGTGAAAAGGATATAGATTATTCTACTGATTGGGATGATGGGCATTACATTGTTGCAATAGGTTATGATAATAACGGTTTCATTGTAGAAGACCCATCAGATATTGGTAGACAATACATAACATTCGATGAGTTAAATAAGCGATGGCACGATATAGATAAAAATAACACGCAATTATATAATCTTGGTATTGCAATTATTGGTTCACCAGCTTACACAAAAAATAAATGGGGTGAAATAGGTTGATAGAAGTAAAAGAATTAATAGACGAAAGAGAAATAACAGAGCAGGCTTATAATTTCTGGGATAAATGTTTGAAAGATACAAAAGCACATTGTTATTTCAATAACAATATTCTTGACTTTTATTTCTTTTGCTTAAAAGCAAAGAAGTATTACAGAAATAAAATAAGAAACATAGATAAGAAAATAAAAAATACAATAAAAGATTATTATGAACGTATTAATAAAAGTTGATGATAAGAGAATATTTCTTGATAAAATTAGCTATTATTATCAAGAAGGAGATTACGTTGTAATAAATTTAGTTGACTTCAATAAAATTAAAACAAATTCCTTTACACTTGACGAGTTTGACTCTTTTCTATCTACATTTAATACTATATTCGAAAGCAAAAGCGAGGATGACGAGGAATGACTCAAAAGGAATTTGTAAAATATTGGCGAGAAAAAGAATTTAAAAATTACGTTCCTAATTACGATAAAAAAATATTATTAAAAGCTATAAAATTTATTTTTACATTAGAAGATGACTTCAGAAAACTCGATTATGATGAAAAGGTTAAGATTGTGAAATACATTTTTGGAGATAACGAAAAATATTATAAAAATCTTCTTGACAAAGAAATAAAAAAATCAATAGAAATAGGGAAACAAAGACTTGGCTTATAATTTATTAAACGATACACAAATAAGAGATATATTAAAATCAGTTGGTGAAAAGTTAGTATTATTACACAAAAAAAGGATAAGGGAACAAAAAGAGGTGAACGGTTCTGGTTTCCCGAAACTAAAACCAAAGACAATAGAAAGAAAAAAAAATAAAGGTGGCGGTATAAGTGCAAATGCAGAAAAAAGAATGGTAGAAACAGGTGATTTTATGCGACACGCTTATACTTTTAATGTAAACAAAAATAAATTAACATTTGGAATAAGTGAAGAGCCACACCAATTTACAAAAACTTGGGAAAAAAGATTAAGACAATTAAAAAGTAAAAAAGTAAAACAATATGCACAACATAAACCTTTTTCATATAGAGACCTTGCTGGTTGGCAATTGTCAAAAAAAAGTTTATATGCGAAAGGTAGTTTCCCGAAAAAAGGGATAAGCCCCAATAATGCTGGAGCGGACTTCTTTGGAATAAATAAATTTGAAAGCGATGAGTTATTTAAATATATGCAATCGAAAGCAGTAAGATATACACAAGATAATATAAAAAATGCATTAAAAGAAATGATAAGTAAATATTCGTAGGTGTAAAATGGATGAGGTAACAAAATTAAAAAACGAAATCGAACAACTAAAAACAGAAATCGAGTTCTACAAAACAGTAATTGAAGATAACCTTGATGAGATAAGTGAATTAAAATTCGAAAACGAGTATTTAATTACTCAACTCGATTATTTCACAAATAACAAAAAGCTAATAGAGGAGATAATTTGAAAACAAATATAATTTTATTTACCGTAATATTAGCAATATTATTAGCGTTAAATATTTTATCTCATTTCTATTTTAATTTTTTATTTAATTTATTCCTTTTCTTTAATTGGATTCTGGCTAATACATTATTCGATGTTGTTGGTTATGGGTTAGTTATTTACAAAAATGAAATGTGGTTTTTAAAGAAATTAGTTTACACGAACAGAGAAACAGACTTTGATATAAAAATAATCTTGACACCATACAGGGTAATGCAATTTTCATTTTTCTTTTTGAGTTTAGGATTTGTTTTAATGTTTGACATTAGGGTAATGATTTATTGTATTGTGGTTTGGTGGTTTGGGTTTCTGGATTATTTATATTACATAGTTTTGCGAGCAACGATTGATGAATACTTATCTTGGATGGAAAATTGGAGCGTGCATTGGTTAATAAAAAGAATTTTTGGTTATGAGTGCAATAAAGATAGCTTTATTATTTGTGCTTATGTGTCAATAATATTCTTATCGATTTTGATTTTATTAAACGAATATGCAAAGATTGTTATTATAAAATAATGGACAATTAACAGACATTTAATAGACATAATGGACAATTAAAGGACAAAAATGAATAACATACAATTAAAAACTCCAATAGCTTATTACGGTGGAAAACAAATGATGTTAAAATATATTTTACCTTTAATACCAGAACACGAGCAATATGTAGAGCCATTTATAGG